CGAGCACCACGCATGATTGTGGTACCGTATGCGATTGTAGGATATAACTTCATTGCTGGTGTTAATCGCAAAACTATTGAGTTCGTTGTTGCATCAGCCTGAGCAGAGGTACGCACGGTAATTGCACCTTCAGCCGTCTTTGCGTCGTAGTCACCAAAGGAATACTTAGACATAAGGTACTGAATACGCTTCTTTACCCAAGCAACCTCAGGAGACTTTCCGTCACCAAGCGACTGACCCAGAGGGTCGGTATCGTTCGTATATGTACCTTGCAGCATGGCAAGCTTCATCTTCTCGTATAGCTTGCCATCTTCATTATAGAGCATAGATGAGAAATTATCAATTACTGAGAAGTAATACCTCTCGAAGTACGCAAAGAGTTTCTGCTGATGCGTACCCTTTTGAAGTCCTCCCAGTTCCTCCATTTTAGACATCATTCGTCTCATCATTTGCGCACGCTCTTCTGGGTACGCTTGTTCCATCAGGTTCCACAGCACGGATTTCTCTCCGTTCCAAACGGGAGTACCGTCCTCGTAGGTGTCGTGATATTCTACATAGTAAGGCTTTTTCATCAAGCCCTGATTGATGACCGTTAGAATTGTATCAAGGTCATCTTGTCTGAATCTCCATTTGCTCTTTGACATGTTTGTTATGCATTAAAGTTATACGGATATATGTTCTTGGCGCAGTTATCCGTTGCTGCCTTAAATTCTACGTATAACTGATGAAAAAGTAGGTCCATGATGTCCCAGTCCTGTGGCTGCTCAGCACGGAACTTCTGAATGCGTGCTGACTTGAATAGCTCATTGAGTTGAACTGCATCACTAACCGTGCTGAATATCGTCTCAGTTAATCCATACTTATCGCCAACTAACTGCTGGCGGAGATTAACCACTGTTGCACCGCTATCAAGCGTCGATGGACAGAATTTCTTATACAAACTATCATAATAGTATAGATTGTATTGGTTTTCATCACCAGCCTTTGCAATCCAATACTCAATGTGTGTTGAGTGTGGATCAGCATTCAACTCGTCAAGCGTTCCATTGAAAGGCTCAATGAATGTATTGCACGAATAGATGATATTATAAGCTGTGATATACGACTCTACGAGCTGCTCTGCACGCTGATGAGTCTCATTGTCTGCTGTTGTCTTATCATCCGATGGGAGGTCAGCATAATCCAAGTCCCAACAATTCTCCCAAGATGTTTCTGAAACTTGGTACTGATATGCTTCTTCCTCCGTGTTGTAGCGTATTCTTCGCTTATCCCAAGGCACTTGATAGAGTGTTAAGCGTGGCGAGTTATCAGAGCCTTCAATAGACAGGAGGTCAGGGAAAAGGTCCTTATCATATCCGAAGGTTGCAGCATCGCCTTTGTCTGGTCCTATAGTGAATAGACCGACGAACTTGTATGTAACAGTACCGTCTTCTGCGGTCTGTTTTTCAAACCCTACGAATGTCTCTTGATAAATAGACACTCTTGCTTCGCTGTTCTGTTCGATACCCTCGTTAGTTAAGCCTACCGCTTTCCATAGGTCGGTAAATGAATTTACAGAGCCCATCTTGTGGTATTGCATTGAAGACGCTATATTCTTCTTTCCTGTCAGCTTAGAGATTTTAGGCAGGTTTTTGAACAGCTCAAATTTCTTCTGTTCCGTTAGTCCATCCTCATATACGATAGTTGTATCTTTCGCTACCTTCGCTTTCCAGTTCCACAGGTAGTAAAGCATAGAAGATGTACCTTGACCTTGCAGCTGAAGATTGGTAATCGTCAAGCGGTTGAGATTCGTATTGCCGTCCTTAGGGTATATCTCAAGCGTACCTTTAGGTTTATAAGATTTACCATACTCATACGCAGGGAGTGGCTTATCAAAAGTAAACACGTTGACCTTGCCACGCACTTTATCAAAGTCGACCGTGGTACCGAGCGTATCATAGATGTCGTTATCCAATTTCTCCGCACTCTTCTCTCCAACAGTTGAGAGTGCATTGATATAGTCTTGATGCACGTTGGCTGCATCCATTGCACTGTCATACACACGAATAGAGTACAAATCGACATCAGCCTTATCAGAACCAATGACAATACCGCCTCCAGCACCTATCTGCATAGAGTCTGTAAGCAAGTAGGCGAACTTACGAGCTTCGATGCCGTCAATATAGAGGTACACGAGGTTAAGGTAATAGGTATTTCCATTCAAGACGTAGGTGTACTTCTTAGGACTAATTACGAGTGCCAGGCGAATGCGCACACCATCGTCAGTACTCATAGCCTGCACGTCAGGATTACGCTCGCTGCGAGTTGCGAACATAATAGAAGACGGTTTCACCTTCAGACCGATATAACCCTTCTGGTAAGGCATAGCTATCGAGATACACTCTGCATTGTAATCAGACGTGTTATTAATCTGATAGTCAATTTCGATTGTTTTACCACTCTGTGCTGCCTCCTTGGCGAATGGCTTGTAATAAATAGTAAGGCGTGAGCCTGCGAGCAAACGCAATGTGCGTGCACCTTCATCATCCGTCACCCAGCCGTCACGGGAGAAGGCTACGTTCTGCCACTCAGAACCGATATGATCAGAGTTGATAAGATTGCGGAGGACATTACGGTCGGTATCGGTGTTGTTTCTATTCTTTGCATTCAGATAGAACACCGCTCCAGCAGTAGCAGAGTAACCCTGCGAGTTATCCACTGGGAATGGAATAGCGTCACGCAAGCGCACCTCGTCTGTAGGGTGAGTTCGGAAGCCGATTAATGCTGTGAAATCAGAGTTATCGATTGTCTCGACCTCGAGAGATAAGGTGTATTGCATCTTGGTTTGTGTCAGCGTGTTCTCTGACACATTTTCTTGCAGCACCTCGTTATCCTTCTTCATCAAGATTGACAGTGGTGTCGTAACAGCCTTGCCGTCATATACAGCGTACTCCAGCACCTTATTTTCGTACCAGTTAAGTAGCTTCTCTGCCTTGTTATTGACGACTACCATCTTCACAGCTTCGTTATTAGCGACAGCCATAAAGTCGTAACCTACTGGAGTAGTCTGAACGGTATTGTCTTCATTCGACAGCCAAGCAGATAGATGGAAAAGACCTGTCTTGTTCGTGAATGGAACGGTGTAGGCTACAGGCGATGATGTGTAAGTAGCTGTTCCGAACTGACGCTCATACGTCTGTTCGTAACCATCACCCGTAATCTTAACATGCAGCGTCTTAGATATGTTTCCACTGATATAACACGGCAGCACAATATCTCCCTGGTAGGCTTTCCACCAGTTAAATTCTGATATTGAGAGGAAGAGGGCAGACAGTGTGATTGAGTAGACTAACGCAGGAGAGGTTTGCCCCGTCACCTCACCTGTAATCTTCACCATGATATTATTCTGTCCTGATTCGAGGAACTTGAAGACATCTACAGTGGTGAGTGTATTTGACTGACAGCGACCACGAGCCTTAGATACAAACGTTCCATCTCCAGCCTTAGCGAAGATCTCGTAAGTACCCCATTCTCCTGTGTCGATAAAATCGCTCTGTCCGACATCCTTAGTGCGAGACACAAACATAAACTTAATAGCACACTCACCAGCTGACTTAGATGCAGAGAGAGTAGTAGAAGGAGACTGATTGACAGCACGTAAGTAATAGAGAATAGATTGCTGTTGTCCTCCGCCACCTTGCCCAATAGGGAGTTCAGACAGTTTCATTGGGACCCACTGGTCACCATTCCATACGAGTACACACGTCTCAGACGTGAGTTCGTCTGTTTCGCTATTTACATTTGAAAGCTGTCCGAGCGTAGGGCGGTTCTTCGCAATCGTCTTCTTTACACGCTCCTCCTCAGAGTTCTGTGCGTCGATTAACTCATTGACCTTCTCGGGTAACTTGTTAAATTCGTCAGCGGTCAGTCGTCCGCCTGTCTGTTTATGTTCTAAGTAGAGTTTTTCTATCGCCATAATTATGATAGCTTGAATGGGAATGTATAAGTAAATCCGTTGTTGCCTTCTATCTCGACACCGTGCGCAAGGGATAGCGCATGACAAATGATGTCTTGAAGAAGTTTAGGGTGAGAGGAAGAATAACTCTCACCCGTATTGTCTTCGATGCCACGGATAGAAGCTTGTGCGAAGCGATTATCCTTTGTGCGACTTTCTGTGATATATACCTTGATGTGCTTCATTAAATCCGCCTATACTTTTTCAGAAGCCAAATAATGATATAAGCAATAGAAGCTAACATAGTTGCAGAGAGTGCGCCTATTGCCCATCCGCCTACATCCATCTTTATCTTCTGCCACCTACTTAACTCTCGTTCAATGACCTTAGGAACCTCGATGTGTTCCTTCTTGGTAGCACGCAAACTGTCATTGCTCGCCTTATACCTGTCAATCAATCTTTGAAGCGTCAGATTGTCCTCAGTGGCATGCCAGCGGTCACGATAACGAACTATCAATTTCTCCTTGATGTTACCTTGCTCGTCCTTGATGATAACAACGCTGTCATGAATAGCGACACTATCACGGATGTTTATCACCTGTCGAGTGATTAAGCTATCCTTGATATGTACGCTATCCTTCCTTGACATGTAGATAGTATCTGTGCGAATAGACTGCACAGGAACATACACTCTATGTGAACAGCTTGTGAGGCAGAGAGCCGTAAGTGCAAGTAATCCAATAAGGATTAACATTGAATACACGTAGTATTTAATTTCTTTGTCGTCCATAACTACACCTTTAATGTGAAACACAGTCTGCGTTGCTTCCCGTCTGCACGCTTATAGCCTACATGCACCCAACGTGATGTGTTAGATTTCTCGATAATGATCTGATCGAATGCGTACCCCTTCTTGGAGAACTCGTTAGCCATGAAGCGTTCAAACTCAGTCTGCTTACCATTGACAGGTTGCAAGTCTGCTGCATAGCCCTCGACGTGTGCGGAGGTCTTCACACCGCCTACAGCCTTATTCAATTCTGGTGAGCGGTAGCCACTTGTTACACGGATAGCAGGGCTCTCGAGTTTGTGAGCCTCGCAATACTTACCCCATTCTACACGAATACTCTCTAAAAGAGTTATCGTTTCTGTAAGGTGAACCTTCACAATAGAAGGAGGGTTGTTGTTTATCTTGAGTTGTTCAGCAGTGCTGGATTGTACCAGCTCTGCTATTGAAAAATTTGCCATACTATTCTTCTATTTTTTGATTTACATTTTTCTCTTCACCAATGTAGTCAGCGACATACTGAATAACTTTCTTTGCATCTCTATCTGAAGCTGCACTAACGACTGATTGAATGATGCGCTGCATATCAGCAGCAGTACTCTTTCTCTCTCTTGCATGTTCAATGAGACTCTTTGTTTCTATGATGAGTAAGGAAGCAGAGAACAGTAATGTACAGATAGGGAAAGTCTTAACACCTAACAGAGAACAAGACGTGAAAATCACGACATCGATAATCAAGGCGATAAGAAGAAATCGCCAATACTCACCAATCTTACCAAGCGTCTTACGCATAAGGTGCGAAGTCAAAGGCTTCTTCAACTTATTTTGCGTATAAACCCTATCCCACAAGTCGATGAAGGCTGCGCTAACGACTAAAGCCCACATCACGACACATGTTATAAGATGTGTAGCTACAGAGTGAATAAACTCTGGTGTAAACTGTAATTCAACTATATCCATACGAACACCTCCTTTACAATAGGAAAAGAAAAACACCCACGATCGCACCAAGCATACCTGCACAGACATCGAGCCAATCGAACTGCTCCTTTCTGTAGTAGTAATCGACACTCTCTTTTCCAGTCATGATGAAGAATGCTGGTACCAATGCGAAGATTAAGCACACATCAATAGCATGTAAGGCCTTGCACACAATCATCGAAACGACAAGACCAGCAAACATGTGCAGATACTTATCGCTACCGATAGCAGCGAGCCTTCCGAAAATCCTGTAAACACAATCTAAAAAACTTTTCATATTCAATTATATATTAGTTAATTACCAATCAAAATCAACAGTTCCAGTATAAAGGACACCAGCTCCCGGAGTTTCTTTGCTCTTAGATGGAGTAAGCCATAACGGATTAACATATAAATAGTGACTCACCCAACCACCATCAAGTTTTCTAATCTCTCGATGATCACAGATATAAACTTCAACATTGTCATTGCCATTAAACACTACCCATTCTTTGCCATATCCCATTTCAAAGAAAACATAACTGTGAGGTTGTTCACAGTTAAAGATTAC